TTACCTGAACGCTGCTGTATTTTTGAAATCTGCACGATACTCACGATGTTTCTCCTTCTTTATTAAACCAACTTCTCTTTCCATCGATGAGTTTCCAAGATTTACCTTTGCAAGCTATATTTTGATGGCCAATTTTTCGTTTATTTATATATGGTGGTAATGAATCTTGACCTTCTTTTCTAAATCTCCATCCTTTTGTTTGTTTTTGAAATAACCGGTGATTAGGATGAGTCAGGTTAGAAACGATGGTCTCGTCCACTCCGTTTTCTTTACACCATTTATAAATATTTTTTATCTTTATTTCAGTCGAGTCACTGATTTTACTTATGTACCATGTTTGGCTCCTAGTTTCACCCTGTTTAGCATGGAATTCATTACGCTCATCATCAGTTAGGGAATTAAACCAACGCTTTGTTCCGTCCATCTTGTATTGACTTCGGTCAATTTTTGCATAATTAATATGCTTGCTAAGGTCTCCGCCTTCTCCACCTGACGCAATATTGTAACTCATAGGATCGGATGTTGCGGAGGTGATTGTTATCCAATGTTTTTCGCGCTCAGATAGGTTGGCAAGGTCCAAACATTCTTCAAGGATAACTTTTGTAAAGTTCTGTTTTCCGTACTTAACTAAAGCATTTTTTAATGCTTTACCAGACCCCAAATAATAAGGTCTATTTTTGGCATCCTTACCAATGTACCATTTACCATTGACTTGATTGACCGTTTTGTATATGACCATAAATGTACTTTACTGTTAGTACATTTATTTATCTTAATACCTAGATGAAAGTTAAATGAACTTCATGTAATATTGCTCTACTCGCTTGAACCATAAATCAGAATATTTGTCAAATTCACTACCTTCTACAATGAATTCTTGATATTGATTGTCTTGGCTACACATAAAAATAACACCTTTACGGATTTTAGTTCCATAAAGTTCATCATGTGCTGCTGCATAAGCGGATAATTGGATGAAGTAATCATCAATCCATTCTCGTTTTTTAGGCTTATTGGTTTGTTTATGGTCCATAATAGCCTCACTACCTTCATGTAGTCCCACTAAGTCTGTTGTACCAGCATATATCTTTGGATAATATAAAGAAACTTCTGTACCCCAAAACTCATCACATTTTACTAATCCTTGATTAATAATACTATGAGCCATTTGATGACTTTGTAAACTATATGGGTTACTACCTGGATCACCAGTAGCACCTGTTTTTATATAGTTTTCTAGCCACTTGTGCATCCTAGTACCTCGGCCGGCAGCCTCAGTAGTAATAGCTTGCGCTTGTTTATGCCCTACTCTATTTCTCCAATTTTGTAAAGCTTGTTTAGATTCTTCGGTTTTAGTTGCATCCAAGATCGTTGTTACCGAGGGTAGCTTTTCTCCATCTGGAGTGGCATACTTACGACTACCTTCAACTGTTGCTCTATCAAGAGCAGTATATTTAAATTTTTCTACTATCATATTCTAAAACTTTCGCCGCAACCGCAACGATCTTTTTCCTGAGGATTGGCAAATTCAAATCCTTCATTTAATCCTTGTTTTACCCAATCCATTTCTAATCCTTGTAAATAGGGAACATGTTTAGGATCTACGTATAGATGTACCCCGTGACTATCAAATATAGCATAAGTTTGGTCTATTTGATCAACAAATTCTAGTGTGTAGGCAAGACCAGAGCAACCGGTAGTTTTTACTCCGATCTTAATCCCTACTCCCGTACCTCGCTGTTCTAATTGTTGTTTTATTTTGGTAGCGGCTAGTTCTGTAGCTGTAATCATTTAAGCGTATTTTTAGCCATTTGAGCAACGATTTTCTTTTGATCATCTGGGGTCGTAGGTTCTACCTCAGCTTTTTTACTCTCTTGACCCTTGAATATAACCTTATCGCCTTGAATATTTGAAATGGCATTTTTTAGTGGTGGTTTCTTAATCATTTTATACAAATCATTTTTGTCTATAATGATATCATATTTTCTAAAGTAACTCAATAGCTGATCCACAGTCCAATCAGGTTTTATTTTACCATTATCTACATCAGTTTTAAGCTGATCAACAATGGTAACCAATCTAGTAATCTTTGGATCTGGTTCTGCAATTTCGGACAGAAACATCAATTATCTCTTTAATCTACCAACACCACCAACTGGTTGTGGTTCAGGTTCTTCAGCAGGAACTTCAGTAGTATCAATATTAATGTCTTGCACTTCTTCTTCAGGAGGAGCCATTCCAGGTTGAGTGTCCATAGCGAATGCATCTCCACCAGTTTGACCAGTTAACATATTCAACGCATCAGTTAGTGATGCTCTAGATTGCTGAATTGAACTACTCAAAGATGTTAGTGCTTCTGTTGCTTGAGTATTAAACTGTGTGCTTTCGTTTACACCCATTTCAGATTGAATACTAGTTACTAGAGCAGGAAGTTCTTTAACCATCATATCACTAACTTCTTCCAACATTTTTTGAACTGTATCAATCATGTCCTGCGCTGCTAGGATAACTTGTGATTTTTCAACTTCTTCATTCTCTACTACGATTCTTGGCTTAGGAGAATTCTTCAAGTTATACAAATGAGAGTTCAATGCCTGCTCCATGAAAACTAATTTCATGTAAGAAGGATTCGTCTGATTTTTGTAAAAATCTTTTGACTGTTTAGCCTCGTTGGTAAGCTTTCTTACTTTCGTAAGCATTGATGCAGCAGTTTGTAATGGCATTTTTTGAACATTGAATGGTATTGCATATGTTTCAGTCAATGCTTTTTGTGCGGTGCTGTTGTTATCAAAGTCAGTTAATTTCATAATATTTTCCCAATCTATATTATATTTATCTTAGATGTATGTTTATGAGTCTTTACGAATAAATTTCTTTTCTTGCCAATATTTAGATAGCTTGATAAATTCATCCAATTCACCAGTTAAACGCTTTTTCCTTTCTTGATTCTCTTTAAGCTTGTTAAGATAAAGTAGTTTAGAATCTAGGTTTCGCTGTTTCTTTAAATATCTCTTACACAATATGATTTTTAAATCAACACTATCCAAAAATATATCAAGTTCTTGGATGCGGTTGCATTCATTAACCTTTTGATTTCTATCAAATACACACCATGCAACAGCATTTTTTACAGATGAAAACATTTTTTCAACTGAGTTAAATTTACAAATTATTTTGTACCCTTGATTTGTATGAGGTTGAATGATGTATTGATTGAACAACTCATATGTGTTATTTTCATTTTTAAAAATAACAAAATCACCCATGTTTTGAATAAGTTCTTTTGTCAGGAACTTATTAATTTTATTAACTATTTTTTCTTCAATCATTTTATAATGTAAAATATATATTTCGTAACTCAGGGGAAGTATCTAAAAACGCAGGTAACTTGTCCCATTCTGTACCGCACAATATCATAGGAACTCTATCACAATCACTGTATAGAAAGCCAAATTCTATGATACCATTGTCAAATACACTGTTGTGGTATACATCAAATTCAAAAAACCACGTCGGATACGTTTCCTCTTCTAGTTGTTCAAACAAAAAACCAAAATTCTGAAATTTGTCAAAGCGTATATTAATTTTTTCAGGTTTCTTTATAACATCTGGCTGAGACCGTAAAGATATTGATTGTAACACTGTGTCAAAGTTTGCCTGTGTATTTCTTTTGTAACGCCATGCAGCTTCGTCAGTTACATCGGCTGGTTTTGATCTGTTAGGTACACCTGTATTGGTTATGTCAAAAAGTGTATAACATTGTATTCTATAAGTCATCAACTATTTAGCCATAAAAAAAGCCCAAGAATTATTCTTGGGCTTTTAAATTCAAAACTAATTTAATTAGTTTGTGAATGTTGCGGTAGCTGTTGCTGATGTTGTGTTGGCAATACCAGCAGAAGTTAAAGCAGCATTAATACGTGTATCTAAAGTACCTGTTGTCCAAGCACCAGCTGGATATGAAGCAAACGCAAATGTATCGTTTGTTGTATTGGTATACTCATAGATATAGATTGTTGCTAATTCCTGAACTGTCTGAGTGATGATATTGATCTGAGCACCACTTAACTCACCTGTACCTGTAATAGTAAAATACTGAAGCTTAGGACCTTGTGGTTGAACTGTGTTAGCACTGCTAACAGCATTGGCGCCACTGTTTGTGTATGCAAATGTATCTAAGTTTAGAACTGGTAGAAAGTCACCATTAACTTTTGTAAATTGAGCCATTTTAAAATTCCTTATATTTGTTGAGACCTACTGTCCCATACAATTATTTATACAAAATGACAAAAAATACTGGTTTAGACTATGTTCTTGCAGCCAAGTTCTGTCTACTGAAACCCATTCTGTCTACAAACTTAAGTCCATTAGCGACGAATCCTTCTTGAGTTTGTGTACCATCTTGTAAATATCCTTTTACAGGACTAGCTTCAGCGGCTTTGTTTAGCTGTTCAACCACATTCATCTTAAGATTATAGATATCCATCCATATGGTAAATGCACCAATTAACCCCTCAGTATTAGCTTGTAGATGTTCATCTATCTTGGATTTCATCTTATCAGTCATTGGTCTAGTTGCGACAAACTCCATGAATCCCGATAACAAATCATTCAAGTTACCACCTACAATACGTTTATTAATGTACACTGTAAACAATTGATTAAATGTGTTTCTAGCTTGTGGGGCTGAGTTCATTAACTGGTCAACAGCCGATCCATACTTTGAAATATCTTGCTTAGTTTTAGCTAATAATTTTTGATCTAGTTTCAAACTAGGAGTAATAGGCATTTTGCTAGGAATAATAGCAACATTGCTATTGTTCTTAAGCTGCCCTATTGTACCATCTAATGGCACGGCTGAATCGGTATTGGGGGCTTCAGGAGCTATGTATTGATGAACCGCTATACCAGCTGTCTTACCCTTCATCAACTTACCTGTTTCACTAGTAATGTCTACCGTGTATGTTATGCCATTGGGATTAGCTTTAAACGTATATAATCCATTATCATCAGCTAATGGCTTACTGAAAAGTAAGTCTCCCCAGTAATAACCTTTAGTTCCATTACTTGCTTTTTCTAGACCAGGCCAAATCTCAGCTATTAGTCTATGTAAGTCAGAACGATCTACTCCACGGTCTAAATCATATTTTCTAAATTCTTCAGGACTGTAAACTTGTCTTCCAGTACCATCTTTCTTGTTGAACATATGCTTGTCCATGATACTAAATTTACCATTAGTATCACGACCAAATATAAGAGCTGGATAACCATCCCACTTGATAGTAACGGTTTTTGGATTTGTAACTGTTTTCGCAATTGCATCTACCGCACGATTAGCACCGGTAACATTTCCTAAAAACACTAAATCCTCAGGATGGTCTAAGTGTCCTTTATCCTCATTCAGTGGAGGGACATCAATAGTTTCTAGCTTATTCCTAAGAGAGGCTAACGATTCAGCTAAATTCATTTTCTAACTCTGTTTTTAGATTCTTTGGCTATTGATAGCTTGGGTGAGCCTTGTGCAGGAGCATTTAATAGCGTAGGTGATGCTTGTGCAGGAGATCCGTTTACCGATGCACCTGCTGGTGCAGGGGATCCTTGTCCAGGTGTAGGGGTAACTGGGGTAGTCGGGACACCAGCCTGAAGCATTGTTTTAAGGTGCTGTACTGTGTCCATGTATGCCGAAGAATTAACTTTATATAATCTACGCAAAGCATTTATAATGATAGCGTCTAAATCGTCTGCGTCATTTCTTTGCATTCTATTAATTTGTGCCAATATATTTTGAGTATACTGTGCTATATCAGGTGCTGCTCGGGCGCCCCCTTGTACAGCAGCTACTTGTGCTCTTTGTGTGCCTTGTCCTCCAGCAGCCTGCCCTCCGGCAGTACCGGCAGTTCTACTAAAATTGGGCATTTTAGCCAAAAGGTAAGCCGCCTGTCCTAATTTAGTCAATGCACTTTTACCTTTGTCTTTAGTCCAATCGGTTTGAACTTGAGTAACAAGTTGGTTTAATGATTTAGCAACATCAGGATCGTTAGTGTTAAGTTGAGGAACATTGGTATGAAGGAAATCTTTAATAAAGGCAGGTATGCTTTTTGCCTCAGCAAGAAGAATGCTTTCAAAAATTGAATTTAATTTTTGATATTGTGTTTCACTTAGTGAGCCTCCTTTAGGTACTTTAGGTTCTCTTCTTCCTACATTAAGATCCTCATCAGGTGCTGCTGCTGTCGGAGTCACTGCTGGTTTTGCTGTTGATGTAGGTGCTGCTGGTTTTGCTGTTGATGTAGGTGCTGCTGGTTGACCGGGAGCAGCGGGAGTTCTACCTGAATTAGGAACTGCACTAGCGGCACGTTGTGCTAGCATCTGTTGTTTTGCTTGTTGCCCTAACGCACTTACAGGTGCACCAGTAGGTTTAATTGCTCCACCGCCTCCTACGCCATTAGTATCTACTATTTTAGGATCAACAATATTACTTTTAACAGCAACACCTAATGCAACTGAAACTTTATCAAGAAAATCTTTAATAAAGATATTCATGGCATGTCTATCAGTGACAGACATTCGGCTTAACTCACTACCAGTTAATTTAGAACCAAGTTGTTGAGCGGCGGCAATGCCACGACCTATTATACCTTCTTCGTTTACCTGTGCCTCATTGATTTCCTGGAGCTTCATTTTTCTTCCTTAGTGATTTTGCAAATCTAGTTTGATCCCTACCTTTTATAGCACTTAGAAGTTTTCTTTCTAATATTTCCGATTTCTCACTATCATAGTGCTTATTAATTAGTTCTAACAAATTAATGGCACTGGTAATAATGTTGTGGGCCCTATTCTCAATAATATGATTTACATCACGATTATCGCTTAAAGCTTCTAATTCTTCCAAAAGGCTGCGAGTTTTTTTCTGCATATTATATTTATTCTAAATGAAATAATTATTTCTTTAGTGAATTAAGCAGAGATTTTAACTTACTTCCCTGCACATCAGCAACTACTCGCTTGTTTTCCTGTTCTAATACCTCTCCTGTAGACTGATTTATTACCATAGAGGTTGCTTTTAGTGTACTCATAATATTATTGGGATTAGGTTTAGGAGTATATGAATTTTGCTGATCACCATGGACTTCAGGATCACTATCAGTGATACGCATAGTTTCTATATTATAATCTAAATCAATCTTTTGTCCTACACCAGTACTACTACGACTTTTCATACACTGAATCTGATATTGTCCACGTTCACGCATACTGCGACTTGTAAAAATACCAAACACGTTATCCGCTGTATTAATTTTACTGATACCACCTGCAATATGACTATGATCAAATTCAATTTCTTCTACTGCTGACCGATTCAACTGGCTAGCAGTTACCATAAGAATACCCAATTCTTTTGCCAAGTTACGTAATTCCTCTGAGACATATTTGTCTTTAATAAACTGATCATTAGGATTAACTTTTACAGATACAGGCATAACCAAATCCAAATAGTCAATCATAACAAAATCCACACGCATACCTGTTTGGATTTGTACTTCTTTCAAATAACTACGAATATCATTGACATTGCTTTGCGCTGGAAGACCCTTAACCCTATACTGGCCAGCTTTTTTACCAGCCATTTTAACTCTGAGTTCAGTAGAATCAATGTCCTTACGAATATCTCTAGTACTCATACTAGTTAACATTGCATCGGTTCTTAATGAAGTTAATTCTTCAGAAAGTTCTAATGATATATAGACCCCACTCAAACCCATTTGCAACCAATTTAGTGCAATGTTCATCATTACTAGTGACTTACCTGAACCTGATCCACCAGCAAAAATATTCAGTTCTCCCCTACTAAACCCACCATATAGAAGTTTATCAAGTTGGGGCCAGCCAGTACTTTGTTGTCCACCTGCATTAAAGTATTTGTTAATACGACCTTTAGGATCAGCAAAGTAATCAGTACCCATATCACGTTGTAAACTGATTTGCACCGCGTCTTTAATTAATTTTTCAACTGGCCCAAACTCACCCTTCTCAAGTAAGTCGGCTGACTTTAGAATTGCACGTTCTAATTCTTGTCTTTTAGTAAATGATTCAAATTCTGCTAAAAACCATTCTGTATGTTTATCACTAAAATCTTCAATTATCTCAATTTCAATACCAGTAGTTGCTTTAATTTGCGTAACATCAGGCAATAGATTATACTTAGTACTGTATTCTTTAATAAACTCAGCAACTGGCCTAATTGACCTATCAAAGTTTTCCGAGTTCATAATGTTCATTACTCTAGTATACAATTCTGCATTGGTTAGCATCATTTGTAAAAATAGTAGCTGAACGTCGCTGTTATATTCCTTTAACAATTTTCTTCCTATTTAATTCTATCTTAATTTTACTACTAGTTGCGGCTTGTAATATACTCATTAGGGTTGGTAGCTTCCCATATTTAACTACAGCATCATTTACATCTTTAATTCCCGAACCCCAATTAGGTAAACTAATTTGATATCCTAATTCTAATGCTTTACCACATAATTCTAACCCTGTTTTGTCTCTATCAGGAACTAAAATGATTGTTTTATTTAACGAACCTAATAGTGATGCTTGATCCGCATTAATGTCATTATGCATTACCGCTACCCCATCAATACTTAGTGCATCAAAAATTCCCTCAGTAACAATACAAACTTGCCAATCAGGTTTTTGACTATCAATGTTAAAAACATACCCCGGTTGTTGTTCGTTAATATATTTAGGTATTCTATTATCTAAGAATCTACTAGTATGACCAACTATTTTATTTTTATAAGTATATGGAATTATAATACGATTACCATTTCTACCTTTTTCTTGAGGGGTAATTAAAAATGGATAGCTATTAGGGTTGATACCTCTTTTTATCAAATACTCTGTAAATACAGAGTGTTGAGGATTATTAATATCAATCAATTCTCCTTCAGGAAGTTTATGGTCTTGAAATTTTATTTTACTTTTTTGTTTTTTTACTCGCACATAATCTAACAAGTCTTTATGCTGTAAACTTTCTAAGCTCCACTTTGTTATTTGAGCATCTTCGATCCCACACCATTGTAATAACTGTCTAGTCTTTGGAGAAATACTTTTACCTAAAATAAAACCGCATTTAAATTGACAGTTAAAACAATGTATAGTCCACGCATTATCTCCGTCAAACTTGATGCCACCCCGCATTCTTTGATCTGGTTTATGTCCCCTGTACCCACAGCAAATGCCATTAAAAGAAATCCAACCCGATTGGGTATTCTTTTTTTTACCTGGAACAATGGATAGGATATCAAACATCCTAGTAGTATAGCACAGTTTTAAAAGTTAGACAACTACAACGGAGAACTAGCGAGATAATATGTTGGTTATCGCGCCTGCGTTACTAGTGAAGCCAATCCTTACGAAAGGATGAAATCCAGTAATAGTATATCCAATAGTATCAGTAGTATCATCATAGGTATTACTAGTAATTGGATACCAATCTCCATCTACTATAGTAGAACCTTGAATGTCAACGTTTCCATAATACTCTAATAGTTTAACTTGGAAAGTAAGAATTGGGGCATCGCTGCTTTCAATAACACTAGAATAATATGTTAAGTTAGATGAAGAATTTTGATTTGGATTATTATTAGGAAATCCTTGACCAGTTGGAATAGTAACTTCTATAGATGGAACAAAGCTAGGCAATATTGAATTAACGATATACATATCGCCCCTAGCACCTGCATTTTGATCTACGAAAACAGGATAATCAAAATTACCAACTGGTATTTCCAATGAGTAGTAACATTTTTGTGGATCAATTGGAACTAAATCAGCAGCACTTACTTCAAGAGCCGCTATACCGGTAGCTGGCAATTGTAAGGTAAGACTCTTCTGTAACAGTATCACATTACCTTCGTAATTAATAATTCTACAGGTAATTTGCTTATCTGTAATGTCGACCGGCTTTTGTTCTTGGTTCAAAAACTGAAATTGAATTTGATTATCTACGCCTCTGTTAAGGGTTAGGGGTTTAGCATATACGGGCATGTATCTCCTGGGTGAATAACCGGTTAATAAAACAACAATTTGTCGCTGGGTATAGACGAATACTGCGGTTGAGTACACAAATTTGAGCTCCTTCTAGTATTTAGTCTCTATATATTTAATTATTAATTTGGGTAACTAGGATTAAATATTCTGTATGGTTCAAAAAGATTTTTTTACTAAATTAACCGAGCATCACCCCTTCATTACTGTATGCTCTTATGCTGATCAAGATTATGTTGGCATAGTGCAAAACCGTGATGACACCGTTACCACTATATATGATTACGGCGCAATAATTGATTTAGAAGATAAAAATACTTTTTTAAAGTTAGGTGAAACGTGGTGGTGGGAATCAAATAGATTGATTCCCATTAATTTATTTTTAAAGGAAGAATGGTCTATGTTTAGACCTTTTTTAAGAACCTTTACAAATAAAAACTTAATTATAATTCATGGACCTGTTTGTAGTTTAGCCGAATTGCATAAAAGAAGATCAAAAAAACGCAGTATTACATTAGTCAAGCGATTGCCATAACCAAACATCAGTGCCGCAATCCCATATTCTGTCATATCCATTTATTTGCATATTGTCCCATTCAGACAATGAAGAATCAAATATTTCAAGTAATTTGTTTAATTTATGCTTTTGAAATTTCACTCTAGATTCTAACTGGGAATAATTTTTTGTATAGTAGTATGCAGGAGGAGAAGAATGAGTAAATTTAAAATTCAACACTTCGTATAATTTGCCTTTATTAAACGAACGATCCGAATATGAGATAACAGATTTTGGCGAATAATGCTTAATAAAATAATTAAATAGTTTTGATGCACCACCTGCAATTGAATATTCACATACATTAGCATAACGCAGTAATTCATATTCTACCTGCTTGTTGAATCTACTTTTTCCAAAAGTCATGGCTGCTAGTATTGTACCATCATAAACTAGTCCCAATCTGATTGAAGATTGGCAAGATCCCTGAATATGATTTTTATTAAAAAACTCTTTTGCTACTTCAGTTGTTAGAACCTCAACAGTACATTTTCTAGCACCCATAACTTTATTTACCTTTAATAAAGATTTCAATCTAGATTTGATCAATTCTTTATTATTAGTCCAATCATAATCCCATATATGTATTAAATGATAATTTTGTTCTGCTGCCAACAAAGTCTTTTTATTATGAAAATCTTTTCCTCTACCATTTAATTCTGAATGCCAGTATGCACCATTGCACTCAATGGCTAATTTTAATTCAGGCAATAATATATCAATCTCACTACCTAATTCTTTGCAGTTAGTAATTAATTCACCTTGATAGTGTTGGCGTATAAAATCACAAACTTGTTTTTCAAAAATACTTCTTCGTTTACCGGTAATAGTTATATTAAATTCTTTAACAGCTTCCTTAACATAAGAAATTCCAACACCTATCAATTTTGCAGTTCCTACACAGCCAATATCGTTAATGTTTTTTTCAAGCCAAACGGCATCTGAAAGTTCAGGATATGCTGAAATTTTTTCTTGGCGCTGTTTTTGTATAGTGTCGGCGAAACCTGCTCTACATTTCTTTTCTATTTCAGGCGAAAGTATTGGATGCTTTACTCCCCATTTAGCCAACAATGATTCTTCTCGTTTTTTTCGGCAGTTTGGGTCACTAAATGGGTGATTACCTGAATATGATGACCATGCCTTTGCCATTTTCCCTTTAATAAGAGGATGTTGCTGTGCAAACTCAACCCCATATTTTCTCATGCAAGTTTCAGCCTGTTTTTGTTTTATTATTTGCATAACTGTTGGAGACTCTGACACTTTAGGTACTCCATATTTTGAAATACAAGTTGCGTCCCGTTTTGCCTGTATCTCTTTTGACTTGAATGGATTGTCAACTCCGTATTTTTCAATATTAGTTTTTTTTCTTACTTCACATATAAAGGCCGATCTACAGGTTTTAGAACAAAAACGAGACTTAGTTTTTCCGTTTTTATTTAAAATAGTATCATTAATTTTGCAGTATTCACACAGCATAGTTATCTCCTATACTGTATTTATGTTCCCACCATCAAAGTTTATTTTTCAAATAAAAAACTAATTTTGTTCCTCTAATAAATTCATATGCACAGCGACAAGCCATGAATAGGAAATGGCATGCGCCTTTTTAAAGTGATACCCATCATCGCCTTTATCCCATACAGTTTTTGCGAGTTGATTCCAAGTTTTACCAATCAAATGTTTTTTAGCAGGTCTAATAACAGCTAAAAACATAGCCAATCTAGGTATACTATTAATAGGCTCGGGCATCCTTTGTATTGAATTATAGTGGTTATTCAAATGAATCAGTTGTTCTACAAAAGCTTTATCCTTTAACTTAGACCAATCAGGCTCTTTCATTAATTCAATTAAATGTTCTTCGTTTTTAACTTTAGAATAAACATGAACATTAAGAAAATCTAATTTAAAATATCCCCTATCTTCTGCTTTTTTATAATCTATTGAAGCCATGTCATTGATAGGATCATAGGGGATATCTGTTACATAAATCCCAGTTGAATGTTTTCGTATAGGATTAACTTCTCTCATGGCAGCAGGAATATGTTTGATATGTTGAAGGATAGAATCTCTATCTCCAAAATCAATATCTACGTCTGATTTAAATTTCATCATCTTTCTCTTTAGTCCAAGTTTTGTATCGGCGAGTGAATCCAGCCTCTTTCAGTTTTTGAGAACGAGATTTTTCAACACCAAAATGTTCTTTAATCAGTTGTGCTGTTTCCCAAAGTGGGTCGGCCTCATGATAACTATATTCGTGTCTATTAACAATTTTCAAACAATCCTTAACAATCAACTCAGCAAACTTTTCATATACCGTGTCTTTAGGCATTGTAGCATATTTGACACCAGCCTGTTCTAATAGAGCTAAAATAAGTTCTTGGTTCATCGACACACCTCTACGTGTGCATCGTGCAATCTGCGGCTGTGCTTGAATTTATCGTTATCGTCACTCATCCTAAATCCTCATTGCGGTTACTAGGATATTTACTACTGGCCATCCTAACTAGTAGCAGGCTAATAGCAAGTATAAGTGTTGCCGAAGCCAATGTCAACATATTCGTCATAGATTCGTCTCCAATTGCCACCAAATCCACCATATGTCGTGTCAGTGCCGTAATAGCAATATAGATTAGAAAACGCACAGGCATATGGTTGGTTTTGAAGTATATGCCAACCATGGCCCCAATTTCCAAGTAGATGAACAGCAGTAGTAGATCGTTAATACCGGCACGGGTTTGGTTGAACATTTCTATGAAGTCAGATCCGGCCGCCCACACAGTAGCAGCACCTATGCCAAACAGTGCGATTCTATGGAATACGCCAACTAGGGTATTGCCAAAGTTATCTATGGTTTCTAGTTGTTTATTCATCGACAGACCTCTATAGTAGCATCAGGTTCTTTCCAGCAGGCATTACGGTATTCATAAACAAACTGACAAAGATTATCGTAACTACCCCAACCATTCTCTGGATTATGTTGTTTGAAACGATCAGGCTCACTTAGAAGTATGTTCCAGCCTTCGTCTAATAGTTCTGCAATATCTTTAGCCAGTACTAGGTCGTGTTGTTCATCAGGACGCCATAGAACATCATACAGCGTCAGACCATTTGACAACTTGACTTCTGAGGCCATCTTAGCCAAGTTATGGGTAATGTTGTTGACATAGACCGCTACAGGTTTAGTTACCATTAGAGATACATCAAGGCTCACGATTCAACTCCGAAATTATCTAATATTTGTGCGCCAATATTGGGCCTACCTTCATGCTCCATCAAGCCAGCAGTCAATGCACATTCCCGCACAATCAACTCGGCGAATTCCCTGTCCCTAATCTTTTGGTAGATTTTTTGGTCGGCTACATCCAGT